CCAGCAGGATAGATGCAGGAGGTTCCTAGGAATAGTAGTTTATTGGTGCCGCTGTAGTATGCTGAGTCAATCACATTGGATTGAATCATTAAGTTGTCGTATAGAAACTCTGCTTTACGAGTCTTGTTCGCCATAATACCACCGACCGTGGCAGCACAAAGGTATACGTGCTCTGGTCGGTGGTGCTTAAAGTAGTCATCAACATCACGCTGATTTCTTAGGTCTAACTCTCTTGATCGTGGTGTGAGAACATTATCAAATCCTCTCTTCTTAAGTGCTCTTAGAATACCACCACCAGCGAGTCCGCCAGATCCTAGAATGAGTGTCTTAGTGTCTGAATCAATCATTGTCCGTGAATACACATCTCTTGTACAAGTTCTTTGAAGTCATACTTAGGTTCCCACCCAAGGACTTTGCGTGCCTTAGAGGCATCACCTAGTAGTGATTCTACCTCAGCAGGTCTAAAGTATCTAGGTGATACACGGATGACTTCACGATTTGTATTAGTGCAATAACCGACCTCATTGAGACCCTCACCACGCCATTCGATATTGAAACCGAAGTATGGTGCTGCCTCATCAACAAAGTCTCTCACGGAATACTGCTCACCAGTGGCGATGACATAGTCGTCTGGGGTCTGTTGTTGGAGCATCAACCACATTGCCTCACAATAGTCCTTGGCGTGACCCCAGTCCCTCATTGCGTTGAGGTTACCGAGTTCCAACGTTCTTTGAAGACCCGTAGAGATTCTTCCGAGAGCTCGGGTAATCTTTCTTGTGACGAAGGTCTCACCTCTTCTTGGCGATTCGTGATTAAAAAGAATTCCGCTACTAGCATGAATACCATAACTTTCTCTGTAGTTTTTAACGATCCAGTACCCATATAGTTTAGCAACACCATAGGGAGATCTTGGATAGAAGGGTGTATCTTCTGTTTGTGGCACACTCTGTACTAACCCATACAACTCACTGGTTGATGCCTGATAGACTCGTGTGCGGTCCTTGAGACCGAGTAGTTTGACTGCCTCTAGGATGCGTAGAGTACCCAGAGCATCAACCTCTCCAGTATATTCAGGCATCTCAAATGATACCTTGACGTGACTCATCGCACCAAGATTGTAGATCTCATCTGGATCTACATCTTGAATGATCTTCACGAGGTTAAGTGAGTCTGTTAGGTCACCATAGTGTAGGTTGATCTGGTCAAAGATATGATCGATCCTGTCAGTATTGATCAGCGATGCTCTACGGACAATGCCGTGGACCTCATATCCTTTTTCCAATAACAACTCTGCTAGGTATGACCCATCTTGACCGGTGATACCTGTAATAAGGGCGACTTTCATTAGAAATATATTACTTTGATTCTATTATAACACATACAACTTAAATGCGAGACATATTCTTAGTCCTTCAAAATATCTTGTCGTCGGTTCTCCCATATGTGGGATGGTTGAATTGAAGTAGAGTCCGCAGTTTGGTGTGAACTCGTGGTAGATTGGTTTCTCAGATTCTGGATACCAGATTGTCTTTCCACCCCACTGAGGCATCCATGTATCTGGACTTGCGTGATACAAGAATGTCCTTGCGTCATCTCTATCGTGGTCTGTATGAATATCACCAGAGGTGCCGTATGTATTTCCACCAGCATATACGTGACGCAACTTTAGTTTATCTCCAGTTGCTTCTTCAATCATTTTAAATATTGTATCACTAAACAAAATCTCATCAGAAAGTTCCATCTTCCAGTATCTTGGGAACATATTCAACTGATGAGTATCCTGACTAGGATGACCCCACTTCCACATTGGTCTAGTGAGGTATTCAAAAAATACTTCGTCCCACAAATCTGGTGGCAGGAAATTTGGATAGGTTTGAACTAATGACATAATAAAAATGCCCCAGGCGGGGCATAACTAACTGATTCTGCTCGCCACTTGCTCTTTAGAGAAGCAAGAAACTCGGGTCATATGACTCCACCACCTGCTTTTAAGAGAAACAGGAAACTCGCACGACGCGCCAGGGCGAATTTATTGTCTTCCCGAGACTACATCACGAACGTAACATGGGACAGTGCCGTCCAACCATTTCGTATAGTCTAGGTCATCCATCGCAGTAAGGAGTTGCATCTGGTTGTCAAGGAGATACATGTCAGAGTAACGCTTGGTATACTCGTGTGCCTTTTGAATGCGATAGTCTGGCATACCATTGATTTCTAGTGTGCCACACTCAACGTAACGATAGGGGAATCGTTCCATAAGTACTTTCATCATGCCTCCACGTAGTTTAGGTCTTTCGCTACACATTCTAGCACGACATAGTAGTCCTCTAGAGGGTCGTTGTAAAACTCAACACCTGCTTCTTCGTAGTATTTGAAAACTTTTTTATAAAGTTTTGGATGTTGTCTATCAAGGTCTGTAGTACGCTCAACAGCATTCTGGAGAATACCCATTGATTTGCGAAACTTTGCCTTAAAATCCTTCGATGTCATTGGACTGATTGGTTTGCCTGTATATTATAGTAGAAACCTTGCGGTTTCGTCAAGAGTCATAGAAACCTTCTTCTAATTTCTTTCTATCATCTTCCATCTTCTCCTTCCTGGATTTGAATCCAGCCTCCATATCACCGAGTCTCTTCTCCCATGAGTCTCCACCATCCTCACCTTTCAGTGGATTGATGCATTGGTGGTCTCCAAGCCTGTTGCAGACTAGACCTGCGAGGTCTAACTCATTTCCTTTCGCACCTGTCTGCCAGTAGTGCTCACCGTTAATCCAAACGGCATTACATTTTGGGCATTCCTTACGGTCTAGCTTTAGTTCGCTAGCAAATCGGTCATCCATGTTAATTAATTAGTAGTTTTTTTAAATTCGATTTTGAGTAGGTTTTCTAATCGGTCTTTCCGACCACGTATGGTCATCATCCCACCGATGTCATAATGATCATCGGGGAAGTTCTCCCATAGTTCTTTTTCTTCTTCAGGTGTATTATCTGGGAAGAGTTTCATTTGCGTAATCAGTCATCAGCACGCCCTCTAGATGATCCATCTCGTGGAGGACAACACGGGCGTCAAAGTTATGTAGGGACCAGTACTTGTGCTCGCCTGTGATAGTTTGAAATTTGACACGGATTTTGGTTGGTCTGTCAACATCCACTGACATTTCAGGGATGCTTAGACAACCTTCGCTCATAGATTGCCTCTCAGTAGATGTCCAACTAATGCGTGGATTAATCATCTCCTGAGTATCACCATTGCCAAGACGAACAACAATCGCTCTCACGTTGTATCCTACTTGAGGTGCAGCAAGACCTACGCCGTGCCACTCAACCATCTTGACTTTCATATTAGAAATCAATGTCTTGATGCCTTCATCAATGTCATCGATTCTCTGAGAAGTCACGCGAAGGCATCCTTCGCCAATCTTCTTAAGATCCAAATCCATTCTTATCCTCTTGCAAGAATTCAAGTTTACTCTCTCTGAGAGTACGGAGTTGCTGTCTCATAAAATGCAATTCCTCGTCACTATAAAGGTGACTTTCCTTGAGTGCTCTATTGAGGTTTTTAATAATCTGATCATACTTGGTCATCGTTCTTCTCCATGAAATCGTAAGTGGACCTCATCTCGCCACCGAGAGGAGTCTCCCCCTCCAGTGTCTCAGTAAAAGTAGGTTCAGGCATTACTACCTTCTCCAATTCTACTTGTTCTTCGTAATCTTTCAACGCCACATCAACATCTCTTTCGATTCTCCTTTCTAAAAACTTTGAATTAGCAAGGATTATATCGTTGATGTCTTCGATTTTGAAAGTTCTTCCTATGTCATCAATAAGATCCCACAAGGTTTCTTTCTTCACCTTCAGTAGAGTGTGAAGTAAGTCCGCTATGAGTGCCAAGATTGCCCCAACAATAAAAATGCGTTTGGGAGATTTCTTTTTAGCACCGTAGTGAAACTTAAACATGAGTATAGTGTAGATGGATTTATTTAGATGTATCCTCTACAACAACTTCTACCTGTGCCATCTGATTCAAATATTGATTAGCATAGTGTGTTCTATTGCCGTGGATTCCCCATCCCAACCAGGAGTATGCACTATTCATATAATAGGATACTGATTGACCAGGGGTTCTCATACGGTGCTCAATGCGCTGCCATTGGCGCTCAGCGAATAGGTACTCAACCTGTGCCTCTAGAGACGAGGGGTCCATCCCGTTTGCTCTAGCGTGGTGTCCAAGACCATGATAGCGAGAGGCAGTGGTCCATTGAATGAGACCATACCCACCGCTGTAGCAGTGGTGATAGTTGACTCTTGCTCCACCCTCACAGATGTTGGAGTAGAATTTAGACTCTTGCTTAATATTACCAAGGACTACGGCAAGGGCATACTTGTCAGTGATGCCTCGCTCTTGCAATCTTTCGAGAATATAGTTCTCAGCACGGGTTCCATTAGCAAGGACCCATCTCGTCTCAACCGTTTTTATTTCCTCTACAACTTGTTCTTCAAGGGGCACCGGGAGTTGTGCCGTTGCGGGGAAAACGATTGCTGTACTTAGTATTGCGGTAAGAACCGCTGCTCTCTTAGATAGAAACAAAACAAATGTTAAGAAACAACAAAGTATGTATTATACCATACTTTACCTGAGAATTGAATGAGAAGATTGTCTAAATAATAGTATTGAATTCTTTATTTCACACAATGACTCCACGTCATGAACTAATGAACAGTCTCGATGACTGTATTGCCCAACTAGGTGAAATGATTGACAACAATCAAGTATTTTTAGATGAGGAACTACCTCCTCTTAATAAATTGGATCGTTCAAACTCGTATACTATGCCTTCTTCTAAACCCCAGAGTTGAGATTCACCTCTCCACGCTTGGTCTTCTACGAAGAAATGTCTATTTCCTAGGGTCGCATTATAAAAGTGCTTTATATCCTGTGTCTCTGTGACATTGCTACAAGTGAAACAACCCCCACCAAGGGACCACTCCATTCGAGTTGGTCCCTTTTTTAGTACCACAACACCATTCTCATAGGATTGCTTGAGGGTGAAGTCTCTGTATGGAAACTTGGATCTATGGAAACGATAAGAGCATCTCCACTCGTGAAATGCTATCTTCTCGTGGATTACATGAACAAAAGATGCCCTGTTGGGATACATTTGTGCTTGCTTATGATTGTCCCATTCGCCGTCAAACCATCGGGCGAATGTTTCCATCACATACTTTTTGTTTGATTCAGACATAATAATAAAGTCAACTCATCCACAAGTCTCCTTCTGCTTTACGACGGCGTGCTAGACCTTCTTCTACAGATGAACCGGGATTTCTATATAGGTAGAGAGCATCAGGAACCTTGTCCCACTCTTTTTCTCTAAGGACTCGTGAAATAGTATCGAATCCTGGAGACCCATAGAAGTGTGCTCCTAGATTATAACCGAAACTCAGCAATGCGCCACGTTGGTTGTCATTCATCTCGTGCCAATGGGGCACAGACCTCTCCAATATAGAAAGATAATCCCGCTGTAACTGGGTGTTGAGGAGAATGTCTGCTTTCTCTCTAGAGATTTTGTCACCAAGTGCAAACAAACTACCATCCAAGTCCTTCGTAGAACCCCAACCAATAGTGATTGGTAGACTGCCTGAGAGGGGGTCAGGATAGGCGTGGACCATCCCATCACTCTTAAGGTCATGTAGACCCTCAAACTGCTTAATCAACTCCACACCCGCCTTAGGCAGCGTACCATAGTCAGAACTTTTGCTCTCCACCTTCGCATAAAAGATACGCCCCCATCCATCGTTAGGACCGTCTACAGTCCATCGTGTGGTCAATTCGATGCGTGAGTATACAACTTCCTTACCATTGTATACACTGCCGGTGTAACCATCCAGCATACTACCATAAGGATCATTACAGACATAGTCCCCACTAGCAGTCTTGCCAATGACAACTACCATATGACCACCACTAGGACTTGCAACAGTTCCTCTGTGTAGGATGCCAATCACAACAGGACGCTTTGCTTCTAGCTCTCTGTCGAGATCATCAAAGGTTAGATTGTATTTAAATGAAGACTTGATACCATAATCTTCGAGTACCTTTGTCTGGACACTATGGTCCGTAGTATCACCAACAGCAAATACTTCACGGATGTATGCATCATCACCCTTAGGACCATTGAGTGTCCCAGGTTTAAAATACTCTAGACACATAGCACAGGAAGATGAGTTACAAGTCCTGTCTGGTTGTGTGTAGTTGTCTGTCTGAGGATAGTATGGGACTGGAAGGATAATCTCTCTGTCTTCTGCCTCTGGTTTGGTATCGACTTTGTTGCGATAAGTCTTTACCCACTCAGCATCGTCTGTAAGTAATGCTGGGTCTAGTTTTGCAATTGCTGCTTCTAACTGATTAACTGCTTCAACATGATGCTTCAGGTTCTCATCATAATATTTGAAGAAGTTCTGAAAATCGATATTCATGGAATTCCATTAAACGATAAGTTTATTTATCGAAGTAATCCTTACGGTAATATCTACCTAGTATATTGTGATTATAGTATAGAGGACTACCATCTTCCATCTTTTCTCTTAGGACATTGTATTTGAAGAGTGCTTCTGTCTCTGCAAAGTTTGTTTTGCCCAAAGTCTTATGCAACGAAATAATCTCCCTACGGAAGTTTTCTTTCCCAAGTGCTTTGACATCCGCTTTAAGTTCATCACTTGATCCGTAATACTTTTTCCAATCTGATTCTTTCTTTACTTTCCTCTTTCCACCAGGGGGTTTTCTCTTGAACCAAAAAACCTTTCTCCCAATGTAGAGTCGTTCGTTTGTGAGATTGGTAATACGATAAACAAAACCAAAGTAGTCGTGTACATCGCTACTAGTAAAAGGTCTGTCCAGATAGATCCATGGGTTTTCATACTCTGCTTCTGTCAATTCTCTTCATCATTCTACTCTATATAGCTGCTCTTATCAACCTCCACAAGGTCGATTATAGACAAAAAAAGGGGGGATGTCAAGTCCCCCCTGTGTCTTATTTGAGACCCTCAATCCTTTCAAGGGCAGCGAGTCGTGTCTCTAGTGGGAGAGGCACATAACCTAACTCCTCACATCTATCTTGTGCTTCGTCAGAGAGGATGTAACGGAGGAAGTCTTTGACCGTTTCATTGTCTGGATGCTCTGGGTAGGCAAGAATCCAAGTCAGAGAGACGATAGGATAGGCACCACTGCCTGCTGGGTTGGGATCAGAACCACGTAGTTGATCGTCCAGAACGATACCTGCTAGACCTCGTGAGGCACTTAGAGCAGATGGGACGATAAACTCACCAGAGGCATTCTCTAGCGCCACCACGTTGACTGTGTCGTTAATGTTAGTGACATATCCATAGTTCAAATAACCAATGCTCCCAGGCACATTCTGGATCTGACCGGCGACACCAGAATTACCTTTGGCACCAACACCAACAGGCCATGCTACTGCCTTACCAGACCCCACCTCAGACGCCCACTCATCGGAGAAGGCAGATAGAGAGGCAGTGAATCCTTTGGTGGTTCCAGACCCGTCTGAGCGGTATACAGCAAGTATACCTTTGTCTCCACAACCAACCTCAGACCAGTTGATAATGTTTCCTAGGTAGATATCAGCAAGTTGTTTCTGTGTGAGGCGTAGATCCTCAGGGCAGGATGGTTCATTATATACGACAGCGATTGCACCACCGGTTGTTGGAATTTGGACTACACCTTGTTCGGGTAGTTTCTCATCGGGGATGGCAGCATCGGAAGCACCGAAGTCTACGGTGTTTGCTGTGTATTGACGCACACCAGCACCACTTCCGACTGCTTGATAATTGATTTGATTTCCTGTTAGGTCTGCATACTCACCTGCCCAAGCGATATAGAGAGGGGCAGGGAAGGTTGCACCAGCGGCATTGATTCTAGCACCACCGGACCCACACGCAGTCAGAGTAAGACCGGCAGCGAGAAGGGACAAAATACGTTTCATTGTTTTGACGTAAGACGCTGAGTATATATTAACACTTAACGAAAATTTAAACAATAAAAAAGGGTCTTTGTTAGGGAATAATCATCCCTAACACCAAGACCCCAAAACAAACTATGGTAAATGCGAATAAACTGACACTCATCACATACACCCAGGGGGGTATAGGAGTGTCTTCGTGGTCATCATGCATCGACGCCAGCATCAGAAAGTAGATAATCTGCTACGGTATCAATATCAGTAGCAGCAACTGCCATCTTTGCCTGCACCCAAGCAGGTAGTTGCATCTCAGTGTCTCCACCAATGTATGTGCGGATACGATTGAGTGCCTCTTCTACGGTAGAGAGTTGACGGAGAAGCATATACCCCTCAGCATCAACCTTCTCGCCGGTTGCAATCTCTTTGTGACCCTCATTGATAGTGCCATCTTCAATCATATCTAGAATTCCAGTGGCGTCCTCCACAGACATACCCTCCAGAATTGTATCGATTTCAGTAATGGTACTAGCGTGACCTCTGGTGATGAGGTGCTCTGCTAGGTCAACATACAAATTGGTTGCATCTTCGTCAATTTCACACCCTCTGGATCCAGTGAGTGCGATTTCAATTAGTTCTTCTCTAGTCATTGATAAAGTCGGTGGAGGTCCTTGACCTTATTTATCAGAGGGAGAAGTCTGCAAACTGATTCTCCTTCATATCTTGATTCAATCCACCACTAATATAAGAAGTGATCTCGGTTTCTTGTGGTGCCACCTGAACAGACTTGGAGTTAGTCCAGTGCTCAGTCCAAGGTAGAGGATTGTTCTTAGCAGGAACATCATAGATTGGATCTAGACCAATCGCCTTCATACGACGATTAGCAACCCATTCGATGTAGTTATGTAGAAGTTTTTCATTGAGACCAATCATAGAACCATCCTTGAACAGATAGTCTGCCCACTGCTTCTCCTGCTCTACAGCAGAACGGAATGTGCTCTCGATCCAGTCACGCTCCTCTGTAGCGATCTGAACCATATCAGGATCATCACCCTTCTCCCAATTTTTTAGGATATTCTGACTGATGACTAGGTGTTGTGACTCATCACGGGCAATAAGACTAATGATTTTTGCTGAACCTTCCATCAGTTTCAACTCACCGAAAGCAAAAGAGCAGGCGAATGACACATAGAAGCGAATACCTTCAAGGATATTCACATTAGCAACAGCACGATACAACTTACGCTTCAACTCATAACGCTCCAACTGAGCGGTAGGAACATCCTCTAGTGCGTGCTTCCACTGGTTGCTGGCATCAAACTCGTGAGCAGCATTGATGAACTCGTTATAGGCACCAGTCACTGACTCAGCACGCTCTAGGATCTTATCATCCTTGAGGATGGTGTCGAATACCTCAGAGGGATCTGAGTAGATGTTCTTGATGATATAGGTGTATGAGCGGGAGTGGATCATCTCCATAAACTCCCACACTTTTAGACACCCCTCCAACTCAGGTAGTGAGCAGTATGGAGCAAATGCCATACCAGGACCACGCCCCTGAACAGAGTCCAATAGGATCTGATACTTGAGGTTGCTGGTAAAGATGTGCTTTTGCTCAGGGCGTAACTTCTGATAGTCCGCCCTATCTTTCTGCAAAGAGATTTCTTCTGGTTGCCAGAAGTAACCAATCTGTTGCTGTGTTAGTTTTTCAAAAATCGGATATTTGTATGAGTCATACCTCTGGACTCCAAGGGGTTGACCAAAGAACATTGGTTGTTTCTTTGTATCAACCTCCCTGGAATTGAAGACTGTCATGCCTTCAATGGACTTAGGAGTTACCTCTTTTACGAAATCCATAGCGTTGTGTAATTGTTTACTATATTAGCAGACGCAGTCAAATCTTACAAGACTCGCAGTCGTCATCTTCCATATTCTCTAGTTGGGCGAGAAGTTCATCTGGCGATTCTTCCTTCTTCTCCTCTTCGACACCATCCGATGACATATCGTATGTGTTCTGATAGTAGGATGTCTTCCAACCATACTTGTATGTAGTGAGCCAATCTTTGACCATCTCAGACACTGGTACCTCATTGTTGGGGTAATTTTTGGGGTTATAGGACCAGTTCCCTGAGATTGCTTGGTCGAAGAATTTTTGCATCACAGCAACGATATTTATATACCCCTTATTGTTCTCCATATCCCACAGAAGAGTGTAATAATTCTTCAGAGAATTGTATGAAGGAACGATCTGCTTGAGAGGTCCTTTCTTGCTCTTCTTAACCGAGAGATACCCACGAGGTGGTTCGATACCATTAGTGGCGTTACAGACGACTGAGGAGGACTCAGAGGGCATCTGTGCGCTTAGAGTGGAGTTACGGACACCGTAGGTCTTACAGTCCTCACGAAGTGCTTCCCAGTCGAGGGTGAGAGTATTGGGGACAATCGTATCCACATCCTTCTTATAGGTGTCGATGGGTAGAATACCTTGAGAATATTTGGTGCGGTCGGAGTAACCACAGGCACCCTTCTCCTTCGCCAGGTTGACCGTAGAGCGGATCAAATAGTATTGGAAGTGCTCTGATAGGTCGTGGACCATTTGCCACGCCTCAGGGGCATCGTAGGAGACATGATGCTTTGCTAGGTAGTGTGCTAGACCAATGAAACCAACACCGAGTGAGCGGCGATTCTTGGTAGCAATCTCTGCTGCTTTGATGGGGTATCCCTGGAAGTCAATCAACTCATCGAGACTACGGACTGCTAGGTCACAGAGGTCTTCCATCTCCTCTAGTTGACGAATCTTACCGATGTTGATGGCGGAGAGGATACAGAGAGCAATCTCACCGTTCTCGTCATCAATATGATTGAGTGGTTTGGTGGGTAGAGTGATCTCCTGGCAGAGGTTAGACATCTCTACCTTGTCGAGGAAGGAAGAGTGACTGTTGCAGTGGTCGAGGTTCATGATGTAGATACGACCAGTCTCTGCTCTCTCCTTGAGGATGTCTAGGATGAGATCTTGTGCCTTGACAGTCTTCCTAGGAACATCTGCCGTCTCATAGTGACAATACAGTTCATCGAAAGCATCAGTACCGAATGCCTCATAGAGACCAGGAACATCGTGGGGACTGAATAGAGAGATCTCACCGTTCTGAATGAAACGCTCATAGAACAACTTACTCATCTGAACAGAGTAGTCGAGATTACGGACACGGTTGTCATTGGTGCCCTTGTTATTCTTGAGAACGATTAGGTCTTCAATCTCTTGGTGCCAGATGGGGAAGTGAACCGTAGCAGAACCACCACGGATACCATTCTGAGTACAGCAGCGGACGGTAGACTCAAACTTCTTGAGGAATGGAATGAGACCAGTGTGACTTACTTCTCCTCCACGGATCTTGGAGTTGAGACCTCGGACTCTACCTGCGTTGATTCCGATACCTGCCCTCTGAGCAACATAGCGCCCAATCGCCATATCTGACGAGAAAATGGAGTCAAGAGAGTCATCAGCATCAATGAGTACGCAACTAGCGTACTGACGAAGTGGAGTCCTGACACCACCCATGATCGGGGTTGGGATGTTGATTCGGTGCTTGGAGGTCGCGTCATAGTATCGCTTTACATAAGACATACGGGTGTCCTTAGGATAGCGAGAAAAGATCGTCGCGGCAATAAGGAGATACATGTATTGAGGTGTCTCATACATCACATCGTTGGTACGATCCTGTACGAGATACTTGTCAATTACCTGGCGTAGACCAGCAAAGGTGTAGATATAATCCCTGTCGTGGTCAATGATACGATCGAACTCAGCAAACTCCTCGTCATCATAGGCATCAAAGATTGCTGCATCATAGACACCAGCATCCACACACTTACTGACGTGTGTCTTTACATCAGGCATCTCGTGCATACGACCATAGACCTGCTTCCTCAATGCGAATAGCATTAGACGAGCAGCAACAAACTGATAGTTGGGGTGGTCTAGATCGATGAGATCAGATGCAGAACGCACAAGGATCTGCTGAATCTGATCGGTAGTAATACCATTATAGAACTGAATATTTGCATTCATCTCTACCTGAGACTCAGAGACATTTGCTAGACCTTCACATGCCGCTTCCACCATTACGTGGAGTTTATTAATATCTAATGACTCTTCCTTACCAGATCTTTTGATAACGCTGATGTCGGCATTCATAGTTTTTTCCATTCGTTGAACTTAATCTGTGCTTTGAGTGTTGAGTATGTATTGGACTTCAAAATACTCTCTACATCATGACCGGCAAGTACCATATCATTGATGTCCTTCTGAGAGATTTTGTCTGGGAAGATAACAAGTTTCTTCCCTTGTTTGATAACTTTCTCGATACGCTGACAAATCTCTTTGTTTCTAGGTTCGTTATCGTAAACATATACTAGGTCTTCAATACCTAGAGATTCAAGTGAGACATCTGCACCACACATAGCGATAGCATTGTCCACAAAGGTAGAGTCAAAAGGTCCCTCTACAACATACACCGTCTTGCTCTTGTCCATCTTATCGAGTCCGTAGACCTTTGGGATGTCATCATCGAGCATGATGGTGATGTATTTAACCTTGGACGGTCCCAGTGCTCTGCCCTGGAATCCGAATAGATCGCCGTCCTCAGTATACAGGGGAATGACGATACGGGCATCATCGTATTGTGTGTTATCGAATGCCCTTGTTTGTGTGTTTGCCCACTTCTTAAACTTGGCAGCATAGAAGAATTCATCGGGGTCAAGACCACGCTTCACCAAATAGTCCTTGGCACCAGGATGCTCTGACGCTTTCGGAAGATCAACCTTCCGCTTCTTTTTGAATACTGGTTTCTGGAATTCTAACTTTGGTGCTGGTGTGTGGAATGTTTTACCAGCATGACCTTCTTTGAACTTCTCCATTGTGTATTGCTTATGCAACACGGGGTCGAGTGTCTTGAGGAAGTTACCCAGGGACATACTCGCACCACAGTTATGACACTTGTAGTTTGTGTTGTTTTTCATCGCATACAAATATCCCCTGACTTTCGACTTGCTCTTATGGGAATCGCCACACAATGGGCACCTGAAATTGAACAGGTCTGGTTTCTTCCTTGAGAACTTTTCGAGTCTAGAGGATATTAAGTTGATGAATTTGGAATCAACGAAATCCATAAAAAAAGGTCGTCCTACTGGATGACCCTCATTATAACAGATTTGGATTGGTTTTGCGAGTTATTATGGAAAAATCCTGCAATCAATTCTGATTGTAGGACTATGGTGACGGCAGAGATAATACCCATTGCCATCCACATTCGTTTTTCGATTACTCTCAGTCTTGTAGAGATGTCATCAATGTCTTCCTCATATCGTTTGATGAAGGAATGTATTTCCAGTTGTTGCTCTGCTGCTTCCTCTTTTACGGAATCAATCTTTGCATCGTGGACTGCCAACATTCTACTGACGTTGACATTCAAATCACTCATTTTTTCGATGGTGTCGTCTAACTTGGCAACAACATCAGTCATATTTAATATTTTCTCTTCAAGGACTGCCAACTTTACATCAGCGTTTCCTTCTGGCATTGTCTGCTCCTTTTACAGAACTACGGTAAAACATATTAAGGTTTCTGTATTTCTTACGACGCAAGTCCACTGGTGGGTCATCTGGTGGTAGACCGGCAATCTTGCCGCTGGATGCATTGTTAGTAGGAACAGAGACAGCACCTGCTCCCTCCTCTTGGAGTTTGCGATAGCACTCTAGGATTTTCTCTATCTTTCTGTCTCTATTCATCGATGTTCTCCAGTCTATAAAGGCAGTTTTGGTCATGACCCAAACTATCCATGTCTGTCCTTGGATACTCAGGTAGTCTACCTAAGAATAAAAGGAATGCTTTAATGGCAGGCCATAAGTCTTCTTCTAGATTATAGAAGAGAAGTGGGACTGCTGCGTCTCCAAATACATTGAAAAGAACGGTTAGATGATTCAAGATCAAGTGCTCTTTTAATACATTATTATTAATGTAACGTCTGAGTAGACGCTTCACATACTTGATCTTCTTTAAATCATCCTCAAAATCCTCACGCGTCACTGCGTGAGGATTCTCATAGTATTTGATTGCAAACAAGAGATAATTGTCATCATTTAGTTCGTCAAATCTCATCTCTCATTAAACTCATCAGCTTGCGGTTACAGAAATCGTATCGGATGCTGGGGAGTCTTCTGCGGTTAGTGAGGATACAGTACAGGTTACATCGTAAGTACCTGCGGTGCTGAATCCGATAGATGCAGATGAGGTGGTTCCGCCAGTGATAGTTGCGCTACCATCGGTGGTGCCCCAAACATAGGTCATATCCGTAGCATTGCTGCCAGGTGTGCCTACGGTGTATGCGGTAGGAGTGAGTACTCCTGGAGTTGCACTACCAGTTACGGTGGCAGAACCGATGTTGATTGCTACGATGACGCTGTCGAATACATCGGGATAAGGACGATGTCCGGTCTCGATGCCAGAAGCAGCAACTAGAATCTCCTTCTTAACACGCATTACGGGTGGTTGCTCGGAGTTGTCCATGTAAGTCTGAACGCCGACCCAACCTACACCGACTTCCCAGATGGTGCCGTTGGTCTCTTCTGCTTCAGCAGTAGATACGCCAACAGGTTTCTGAATGCGACCAATGCTTCCAATACCAGCGGTGTTGTCCTCAACTGGAGGTCCGAATTGAGTTACATAACCAGGATCGTTCTTGAGAGCGATTGGTTGGTTACAATATTTCGCCGAATGTGCTCCTACAACGGAGGACATATGGTTGATTTTCGCTAGAGAGTCGGAGAGGTGTGCCTCTACGACTGCGAAACCAGCATCGCCGTCCGCTAGAATAATAGTTGTCCCAGTAGGAACGTTTGTAATACCTGCGCCAGCAGCGGTCCAGAACTCAGATGTCGCAGTGCCTACGATGGTTACTGAGGCTGGAGCACCGGCAATGGTTAAATTGTCTGAATTTCCCCAGAGTGCCATTTTAGTATTCCTAAATGAATGATTACCAGTAGTTTTATTTATAACAAAAAAATACCCCACCTAAGTGGGGTATTGGTCTAACCTATTCTATTGGTCAGGCTTCTTCACCAAGAAGTGCTTTTCTAACAGTAGCAACTACGAGATCATCGACATCGTTATCGGTAGATGCAGCGTATTTCTCTAGCAATTCTACTACTAGTTTCTTGACTTCGTGGGAAGTAGAGAGCCATAGAATGATAGGCTTAACTACAGAAATGATGTTTCCCATGGTGCGGTTCCTGTAAAGGTCGCAACTATTTATGTCCCAGCACCATTTGGAACGGTGCCCTGCTCGTTAGGTAGGTCAGGACCACCTGAATTTGGACGACGATCGCCAGGTGCTTCACCCTTCTCTTTGAAACGCTTTGCCTTGCCTTTGGGATTCATATGACCCACATCGCCATTGGGATCAGCGGGGGGATTTCTCATCTCCTCACTGGGACCTGGACGGGCATTGTTGGTGCTCATCTCAGCGATAGGCATACCAAACTCATCGAGTGCTACTGACTCTTTCTTGGTTTCCTTCTTCTCAGGAAGTTCGTCGTGCTTGGTCTTGGCGAAGTCTTTGACATCATCCTTACCCATTGACTTAGCGAGGTCTTTTACCTTCTCACTAGCATCAGGCATTTCACCCTTCTGAGCGGCACGAACCATACCCATTAGGCGTTGCTGTGACTTGCTCTCTGCCTTCTCGGTGACTACTGCCTCTTGAATCTTAGGCATAAGTTGGACTCTGGTAGAATTGTCTACACCACTGCCCTTGATTTGGGGTGGTTTAGCAGCAGAACCGGGTTCAGTTCTTTCTGCTTTGTTCTTTCTACCAGCATCCATCAAGTCTGCTTCGACGACTACCTCTTCATCTAGTTTTTTTTTAGCCTCTTCACGGAGAGCAAGGTATGCTTCCCAGGCAGACTCCTTACGGGTCTTCTTCTTATCTGCTGCTTCCTTTTCCTTGCGGAGTGCTACGGAAGACTTTCTCTTAGGCATATTGGGATAGTAAGACTTACCGACTTCTGCCTTGTCTACAACCTTACCGGTGTCTACTTCGCGGTGCATACCCTCTTCAGCAACATGCTCTACCTCTTCGCGGCGAGTGTCTTTGCCGTCAGGTTTGCCACCCATCTTACGCTGAATAGCATTGTGAACTACACCAGCGTGCTCCTTAGAGGATGACTCACGCTTGCCGTCACCATCAAAGTCTCTTCCAGCACCACCACCTTTAGCGGCAGCAGTCTTCTGACCCCTGTCATCAGCACCAGTATCGCCGTAATCGGTTAGTTCGACTGATGAGATATTGGGGTTGGCACGCAACTCAGCAATCTTCTCACGAGTAGCATAGCGCACATAACTAGAACCACTCTCGCGGTCAGATACGCGGATCTTGTACTTGGTGCCGTCAGCAGTTTCCTTGGTGTCTACTTCCTGGATGTCCTGTTGACCTTCACCAGTGAAGACATTGAATAGTGCTTTGGTTAGAGAGTCCTCTGCCATTTCCTTGAGAGAATATCTCTCATACAGAGCACCCTTGAGTTGGGAAGCGTATTCAGTATCAAGTTCTGCTTCAGCAACGAATGTTGCTAGGGCATCATTGAGTGTTAGATTCTCAGTTTCGGCAAGAGTCTTAATCAACTCAATTGCCTCAGCAATTTGAAATTCCATCTTATCTAAAGGGAGACTTAACTTGGTTTCTTGTTTTTATTTATATACGATTGGACTTTCTCACCAGGAGTCAGTCTCTGTAGGAAGGATCTAAGGGAGTCTGTGCCTACTTCACGCTCCTTTGGAGTTGATGCGGCACTGCTCGATTCAGATACATCCTGTGTCCATGCTTTGAACATTTTGTTATCTTCAGAGACACAGATGAGATAGTTGGTGCCCTTACGGACAATCTCAGCAATCATACCTGTGGCATCGTGGACAATCTTATCACCGATGTTGAAAATAGCGTCAGCAACATAGTTCTCACGGAGTGACTTGAGATGAAGTCGTGGAGCGATCTGCCAGGACTCTGCTTGCTCTTCCTCCACTTCGATACCCATAGCACCCTGTAGTTCACGGAAGATGGCAATAGCAGTGTCATTGTCTATGCTCTTTGGCATTCCTTTTCTGAATGCTCTGAAGTCGTTTTCTGCCGCTGCTTTACGCATCTTTGAAGCAGACATACCTTCGACGCCGTCGCCGTCAGGATCTCGTTCGCCTGCCGAAACAACTTCGATATTATCAAACTGGTAGGTGGAACCATTATATTTGTTAGTGAGTTTTTCAAATTCCTTTACACGGTCGCCGCCACCGACGACACGAACATTAGCATAACCGTCGTTATGTGCTTTTGTCAATACATCAAAGATAGTACGATTGCCAGTATCATTTACGATACGTTCAGCGTGGTCAGGATACATCTGACGCATCAGTGCTGCTTTCCTATCTGCTCCCAGAGGATTCTTTTTCTTGTCTTCGCTGCGGGAAGGGATGATGATATAGTCACCATCATCAGACTTAGAAGCAACAGTATCAAGTAGTTTTTCATGACCAGTTGTAGGTGGATTAAACCTACCGAATGCGATTGTTAAAGTGCCCTTTGTCTTGGGAACATCAGCAGGTGCTGTCTGACGGACTGCTTGTGCTTGGTCAGCAGTTGCTGCCTGCTTAGCAACCTCAGCGGATGCTTGTCCCTGTGCCTCTGCCTCAGGGGTTCCAGCAGTGACAGCAGCACCAGCGGCAGCAGCTTCGCCTGCCTTCTCTGCTGCTTTCTCCTCAGTGCCCTTCGCGGGATCAGGTTGTCTACCAGACCTCTCTTTCTCTTCAGGACTTTGGTCCCTATCCTTACCGGGTTGAGAATCCTTGTTATAGAATTCTAGTTTGTCACCAACAGTCTTGGCAACAAATTCGCCACGATCATCATACCATCCTCCATGACCATCAGACTGGAGACCCATACGGTCTGCCTGTTGCTTGGCAAGGGAGTTTGCTTTAGTTGCTTCTGAAAGAAAATTACCGAATGATTTCATGACGCTTTAATCTTTTTGTATTCTTCCTTTGCAATACGAATGCTCAGAAATGCTTTGACAAAATAATCAATTGATTCAGAATAACTTCTGATAAGAGATCTGGATCTCTTTATATATTTATCGTCGGGATTATTACTCATAGCAAGGAAATACATTTGAAACTCAAGTGCTGGATCTTTGGGAATATACATTAGATTTCCCTTGTCTACTTTACTATCAAAGTACATCATAAACAAGGTGCATATGGCAGCATCTGATCTGTCTGTCATAAACCTGCACCAGTCTTTTGCTTTCCTTGAAGACTGCTCTGCTCTTCTGATAAATGGTGCTAGTTTTGTTTTCTGAAAAAACTTTAGTTCCTTACAATCATCCCTCAGCATCTTGAGTGGATCTTCCTCAGTGAAGAGGGCATACTCATAGTTCCTCATTGTAGTTTGATGTAAGGTGATGAATAGGATGCCTGAGAACTAGCATACAGATAGAGGTCTTGAATTACTTCGTCTGCTACTGCCTTCGGTGCATTGTTCATTGTTGTGAGTAG